TGCTTGATTACGAATACAAAGGCAAAATTAAACTAGAGGTGGGTGATGAGTAAAACATCCGCCAAAACATCCGCCAAAAAAGACGAAGCTTTACATAAAGCACTAAAAGTTTTGAATTGTTTGAACAACGATAGGGTATATGAAACTGCATGGGTTAAAGATGCAATCAATGCCTGTGAAGAAGCATTAAAAGAAAATGATACCTAACAGTCACTTTTATGTATTTTAATAAATGATATGAGGTTATAGCTACATTATGTCCACTATAAAGGAGCAATTGATGAGTAACATACAAGACTTAGAGCAAGAAGTATTACGTTGCTGGGAAGTAACAAAAGACTTAAAGTTACTAGCAGATGTTGTCAATGATGGGTCTGATCATACCGAAACGGTTAAGGGAATTGCAGAAGTATACGAACTGCGCTTTGAGAAAGCGTGGGATACTTACGAGAAGGTAGTCGATGAGTATTACGCATGGAAGCCAAGAGAAGTTAACTTTGACTTAGACGAATACCCAGACAACTCAAAGGACGCATAATGAATGATGTAAAGATATTCTTGACATGCCTATTTTTAAGTTTTATAGTGGGTGCATATACAGTCGTATTGGTTAACAAAGATCGATACGGTTGTACAGTAGAAATAAAAGACGTTGGCGGTATCACACATGTATTTTCAGGAAAGGTTTACTAATGACTAGATTGAACTGGCGAACACTTAATGCACAGCTTACTACGTTAAGCGAGGATGAAGTATTAGCTTTGTTAGACAACGAGCGTGAAGGCGAGAAGCGTATCTCTATGCTACAACGTTTACATCAACGCTACACTATCTTACGTGCCGCACGTGAACGTGTAGAAATATTGAAAGGAGCTGTACGCCCATGAACAATCGTGAGATTTGGAGTGAGCAAAACTTTAAGTTCGGTCATGTAGACCCTACGCCTTGGATTCCGCTTTACGAAGAGCCAAGTTACTTAACTAAATTATGGAGAAAATTAACATCATGGGTCTATACACAGTAAAAGTTTATGGCATTGAGCTAGATGTCTACGCAGACGTAGAAGTTGAACGTGATCCGCTAGGGACTGGCGACAGCCCTGCAGCGACCTACGTTGACATTATCGCTATTGAGTTAGTAGATGCAGCCGTTGACATCACTACGCTACTAAGCGATGGCGTACTAGAGAAGATAGGCGCACAAGTACAGGAAGAGGCAAAGTATGGGTAGCGGCGCAGATAGAGAATTTGTGTTATGTGATTCATGCGGGGCAGAAAAGTATGAGGACGAAGTATGCCCGTGGTGTAACTTAAAAGTTAGTCCGCTAAACAAACAAGAAGGCGGCAGTCACTACAAAGACATGATTATTCAGCCAGTAGAATACATCACGGCTAACCGACTAGGTTTTTTAGAGGGCAATGTAATCAAGTACATTACACGTCATATCACTAAGAATGGCGCCGAAGATATACGTAAGGCCATACACTATTGTGAACTAATTTTAGCGACTAGATATAAGGATATAAAATGAGTTATGAACAGCAGTTAAAGTATGAACGCCTAAAAGAATCAATGTATAATCTTATGGCAGAAAAACCTCAGACGCGTCGAATGTTGATGCAGGCGTTTAACTTAGGTAAAGATCAGTTGAGCAACCATCTACATCGCTTGATTGATAAAGGCTACATCAAGATACATAAAGATAAAGTTCAAGAAACTAGACTTAAAGTTATCATGGTGTCACAGTATTATGCTAACCCTGATATGCCGTTTAAACTTAAAACTGCAGAACAGTTAGCAAAAGAGACGGTAGATCGGTTCGCTGGATCAGGCGTTAAAAAAAGAAAACGTGAAGAGGACCCGCCAGGCGTATATCGTTTATTAGATTATCCGATTGCGTCACCAAAGAAAGCACGTAAACACACCACGGTGAGTATTGCTAGTGGCTTTAATCAGTTGGGGTGGTAAAAATGAAAGATCAAAAAGTGCAACTACAAAAATGGTGTTGGTGGAGTAAAGGTGAATGTGTTGTTGAAGTGATAGGTGCAGGGCATTTTCCTACAACTGCCATGGTAATTTTGCCAGATGACCGCAAAATAGAGGTAGATATCGTTGAATTACTCGTTAACTTTGACTGAATACGTGATTTGCTACTTCCCTGCCTTTTTGGCAGGGGTTTGCACCTGTGGGGCTATGGTAGCCTTAACCCCACTCTTTTCTCGCGTTATACGTCGATTACAGAAGCCGAAAATTTACCGATTTCGTTAAAAAATCGTTTTAATCGTCAAACTCGTCAGTTTCGACATACATCTCTAATCCGTCACCACTAAATTCAATTCTGCCCATGTTAGTGGTGATTGTGATTAACTCAGTATCGTAATCAACTTCGATTTCTTCAATTGTTTGACCTAAAAGGTCCTCACAAATTTCTTCAGGTGTGCGTTCAGACATAGTTACCTCAGCATATCAGAGTTAAAAAAGCTTACCTTTACTACGCGCAAATTCATACGGGTCTTTTGCGTTCTTTTTGAGGTTACATGCTGGACAAGCTATGACTAAATTATCTAGGGCATGCTTACCGCCTTTTGATAACGCTTCATAGTGATCAATATGAAATGAATCTTCACATTGACAGTCACACCAATAACAAATCTTTTTCTGTGCGTTAACCCAGGCTAATAAATCTTTAGGTTTAACCCCGTCTTTTTTATTAGTACGACGTCTAGCGTCATAGTTAAAAGTAATCGCAGCTCTTTTATCTGGGTTAGCTTTTATCCATTCATTAGCAACGCGCATTTTCTTTTCTGCGTTAGCTATATGATATTTTTTATCGTATTCTTTTTTAGCTTCAGACCTAACCCGAACACGCATGCAATGTAAACAGCTATTTCCATTTGTATATCGCAACGTTTCTTTGCAATTCCTGCATGGGCTTCCAACGTAAGTTTTACTGTTGTTTGCTATTGCATCTTTACGAGTTTGTAATGCTTTCATCAATCAATCCAATGTCGCAAGTATGTCGTTCAATTTCACCATGTTCTTTATGTAAAATTATAGCACACATGTCGCGCCCCGCACGGTAACCTTGTCCTTGATGCCAAGCATCTCTAGCTGCAAGTGTTCTAAAATACTCTACTGTACCGCCATGATATTCTTTTACTTCTTTATGGTGTACGTGTCCGACATACCAATATCTAAATTTAGATTCACCCCATTGGACTGGCTTATCCGCAGCCATGATAGACAACATATCTCTACCTTTGATGGTGTCGCCATGCGTAGACCCAATTAAAACTTTACCAAACTGATAATACCAAGATACGGCAGGTGACAAGTCTACTTCAATTCTAGGCTCGTTATGAAAGTAACATGAGATCATTAACGCTAACGCGTAAGATGAATGACCGTCATGGTTGCCTTTGTTAATTCTAAATATTACTTTAGTATGCTTTTTTAGTAACTGTTGTAAACAATAGATCATGGCACGAAGCCCAATCTGTTGTACCTTTGCCCAGCGTCCGTCAACGTCAAGTTGATGGCCTGAGTTAGTTACATTCTTTTGATTATCTGCATGAAACATGTCGCCTAAGTTAAGCAACATAGCCGTTTCAGAATCAGGTGAACTTGCAATTAATCTGTCAATTGCACTACAAGTTAGTCGCTCTGCAATCTCTAAATCAAAATCATCGCCTGCGTCTTGATGCCAAGCATGTAACCCAAAATGCGGATCACCCATAGGTATGACTGTCATAATGTCAGACCTATTTAATTTTGGTTTTTCTATTAGTGGAGCTAGACCTTTTACGCCTTCAGCTAAAGTCAATACAAACTGTCTAACCATTTCCTCTAGTTTGCTGTCGTCTATCTTAGACTTGACCCATTGACCTGACGCTTTACCTTCAGCGTTGTAGTAGGTTGACACACCTCTCACAATGAACGGCTCTGGTACAGGTCGCACCATGTCTTGCTCAGGCGCGTAACCGCTAGTAGCCGCACGGCGTCGTAGTAAAGCAATTGCTTCTACAATCGTGCTATGATTAATGTTTAGTGATCTGGCGGCAGACCTAAATCCACCGTATTCGTTGACTGCATCTACAAATTCTTTTTGGCGTTCTGTTGCGTAAGTCTTTAAGCCTTCATCGATTAACATTTTCTTGGTCTCTAACCCACTCTTGTAAGTGTAGCAATTGTAAGACGTCAGACGCGCAATCTAAGGGACTAGCGTTGACGGTACTAGGTACATCGCTTTCGGTTTTTCCATCAATGCTTTCGGTGGTGTCGGGAACGTCGGACACGTCACGGGTATCTGTGTTGCGCACCCATTTAATAGTAGGGTGAGCAACGTAATAAGCATTAAGTTTCTTGACAGCATTTGCATATTCCTTCGTTACATTAGAAGTAATTTGTTTCTGTTCGGTGACAATTGCATTATTCTTTTGTTGCAGGGCTTCAGATCTACTTTTTAATTCTAGCTTAAACGCATCAAAGTTACTTTTTTCATATAGAAAGCCAAATAGAAAAGCGCCTAAAAGAGCGCCTGCACAGACAATCTGTTTCCAATACAGTTCAAGAAATATCATTTTGGCGTATCTTTTTTCATTAGCATCCCGCCTCCTGCTCCAGCCATGATACTACCCAAACCCACGCCAAAGTCGGTAAAGCTAAAAGCATGATTGGTAACAACGTGAACAATAGAGCAACCAAAGAACACCATAGTACCAGATGCCGCAATCGTTTTAAGTAAACAATACGTTTCATTGTTTGGCTCAGTTAATAAGTCGCGAATAAATTTCATATTGATTTACCACTTTGAAAGTCATGTAAGGTTAACCCCCCTGTGTACTGCAAGTGAGCTAATTCACGCAACTTTCCACTCCACCTGCCAGCCCATTCAAGACCGATGCCTTCTGCAATATTACCACAGGTTGCAAACAAATCTTTGTTATCCCATGCAGCCTTACCGTTGACGATCGGACAAAAGTCAAAAGCTACACGCCAATTATGATACGACTGACCTGCTTTAGCGTTAGTGACTATCTTGCCTGGTGTTGTGCGTCCT